TATATTTAGCAGTAACAAGAGCTTCTGGGCGAAGTATCTTCCTACCGTAAAGGTGCATACAACGAACAATGTCAGCGAAGCTGTCAGGGTCACGGTAAGTTTCAGTCTTGTTGATATGCTCAGCAGTTGCTACCGCAGAATCATGACCCGCAACAATAACACCGTAGTTGGTGTTTTGGTTTGCAGAACCTGTAGTTCCAGCACCAGTGCCTACTGAAGGCAAGTTGCTTGATACGTACAAGCGGAAACCAAAGAAGTTGTTGAGGTTTAGACCATTGCGAAGTGAGCCTGAGTCACCGAAATCGGCGTTCAAAAAGCGAGAATCTTCATCACGAAGTAGCTCCATGAATACCGGGTCAACAACCAGCCAACGCCCTGCAGTATCAACTTGCTGTTGATCCAACAAACGACCCATACGTGCTACAACCATTACAGGTGAAGCAGTTGCAGTCGGCAGAGCAGTAGCGCCCGGCAAACGTGCGGCCAAGGGAATTGAATGATCCCCTGCAGAACCAGTTGTGATGTTACCAAATGAATCCTTACGGAGTTTCATTGAAGTCAACAACTCATCTGAGCCAGCAGTAGTAACAGCTTTGGTGCCGTTTACTTGGTCATTAACAGTGCCAGCATTTGCATGCAAAGCAGACTGTTTATAGCCTGACAGATAGCCAAGAACTTCTTGGTCATACTGATCAGCAAGACGATAAGCTGCACGATCCGTTGCAAGACTCATGAAATTGACGTGACTATGAGCCTCTTCAATATCATCCATCTTGAAAGCAAAATAGTTAGCTTTATCAACGACTAAGGAGAAATCCTCGTCATCTAAGTCTTGTGCTGAAACCTGCGTCCCACGAGCGTAGGAGCTTACAGAAATTTCAGGCTCTTTGATAATTTTCACTGTATCACCTTGGGCAGAAATCTCCCCAAAATAATCAGAGTTGGTGATGTCACCACATACTGTACTCTTGCGGAAAGCAAGCTGTACTTTTTTTGAATAGATTACTGGGCTAAAATTGCCGTTTGGCAAATTCCCGTAACCTGCTGCTGATGTAAAAGCCATAGTATAATCCTCCATAGATGTTTGGCTTAGGTTTAATTAAGCTTGTAACATTTAGTAAGAGGCTGTCTTTCTAGGGTGCGAATGTTATGTCAGTCGGCCAACCAACATATCAACGGGCCTATGCTAACAGGTAAGTCTTATCTTATTAGTTTTAGCTTAGGGGGTTTGAATGTAGTACAAGGTAGTCTTTTCAGAGGCTTGTACTACACTCTTGTAACACCTATAGTTATACTTACTAAATATAGGTTGTCAATAACAATTTTTAATTTAACGTGCACCGCCTGTCATATCATAGACAAACTTACCAGTGCGCATGGATTCCATAATAGCGTCTGCATTTTTTTCATATTCATGCACAGACATACTATTAACTTGAGATTCACTGAATCGTCCTGCTGAGTCGTTTGATTCAGGTTTAGTTGTTCGTTTAGTAACCACAGCAGATGCTGCTTCTTTACTAGACTTTTTACGAGACTTAGTGTCCATATTATTATCTACTTTATATAGATCAATAACACGAACTACAGATCTTGGATCGTCACTGTTTTCGTAGATAGCATCTTGTACCCACTTAGGTTGCTCTCCAGCCCAGTCATGAAAGTCATCACTCTCTCGTAAATCATCGAAGTCGGGATGTGCGTCACGAATAGCGTCTTCATTCTTGTTACGCTCAGCCTCTGCAGACATACGATCTAGTTCTTGTAGACGGCCTTCTGCTAAGTTAAACTTTTCCTGAGCTTTCTTTTCTGCAATAGTTTCAACAATTGCTGCAACATCAGGGTACTTATCTGCCCACTTAGCAATATCCTCATCAGATTTAGGGGCACGTATTTCACCACGTTCTTGTGCATTCTCTAACTGAGCCTTTATTTTCTTTAGTTCTTCCGATTGTTTATTTAAATGATTACGTAAATCACTATAGCGTTTCTTGTATGTACGCTCTTCACCCGAAAGTTTCTCGTCTTGTGATTCGTCTTGAGAGTCTTCTTTAGTTTCTACTTTTTGCTCTTCTTCAGGAGTATCTTCTCCTTCTACTAACTTCTGAAGTTCCGCTTCTTCTTCCTCAATACGCCTCTTATTAGCGTTGCTGTAATTAGAATCTACAAATCCTGCTACTTTAGGTTGTTCTACATTTTCTAGTTCTGCCATAGTTTAGTTCCTTTATGTTGGGGCCAGCCGTAGCTGGGTAGCCTTATAGTTATTATAGGTAGTAATCTTTACTATCGTTTCCTCATTAAGCCGCCTTCTGCTCTACCGCCTCGTCTTGTTTTAGGATCTTTTTGTCTTGCAATCGCTTCTTTCGCTGTGTAAGTCTTTCCAGAGCTTATAATTTTTTCTCTTTGTTTCTTATCTTCTTTATCCCCTCTAATTCTTGCCGCTGCTTTTTCTGCGGCACTTGGGCCGGGATCTTTTCCCCCACCTGCACGTAATGCACGATCACGTTTAATCTTTTTAGCCTCTTCTAAACCCCCTCCTTTTGGATCAAAACCCATTCGTCTAGAAGAACTATCCGAAACATTCTTAGTAGGATCTGCCAAGTTAATTCCTACCTGTGAAGAGGCGTACTTAGCTTGTGTCTCTCCTGAATTACCAAACATCGAAGCAACTATCTTTTCAAAAGGACTGTACTTATCCTCTATACCTTGAGCTTGTTCCATTAAAGCTTTACTTGTAGGATTATCTTTACCACCATTTTTAGCCTTTTCTAATATAGCAGCAGCCCGTAGTGTAGATACAGTACTAACATTTGCAGCAGCACCTACAGGAGACATACGAAACATGTCAGGCGGTCCTTTTTGAGTCTTAGCCCAGTCACTCATAGATTTAGGATCACCAAACTTTAGATCCTCATACCATTTTTTTACTTCAGGTTGATCTGATGGTCCATCGTCATCACTGTCATTTCTAGGTGCAGTCACGGCTGGTGTACCTTGTCTGAATCCTTCTGGTACAGGTGAAACAGGTTGTTTAGTATCTGAATACACAGATATTTTCATAGTAGCCCCAGTAGAAGGATTGTAGTAATCAACAAGTTCTGTGGGACGAGTAGTTCCTGTGGCTGTTACCATACCGGGAAATGAAGACGCACCTATTGTTTCAAACCCTGATAAAACTGAAGGGATAGCTGGTGGAGCAGGAGGTTCTACTACTGTACCGCCACCTGCATAACCTCTTACATACCCGCCTTCTGCAAGCTTAACACCTTTAGCATCTAACTTTCTTTGTATCTCAGGGTTACGTTCAACAATATCAAAGATACGGTCAATCATACCGTCTACATCTTCTTTTACATTCATCTGAGAAGCTTTAGGCATACCCTCTTTACGAGTAGCAGCCAACCCACCTTCAGCCATAGTAATAGTTTCAGAGCCTTCCATAATACGTTTAACTTCAGCTAAGTCAGCCGCACTAATTTCGGAAGGTAAAGAAGCAGATCCTTCCATTATAGCTTTCATATCGTTCATATCTTCATCTGATATACTAGCCATAAGATCTTCTTCAGACATCTCAGAGCCACCCATACCTGCAGGTACAGGCTCTCCACCAATACGTCCTTCTGATTCCATACTTGCATACTCTGACTTTGCATGATCTCGAAGATCTTCAAAGAACTTTACACCGTAAAAACGTAGAACGTCTGCAGGAACTACATATTCACCTTCAGATAGTTTTGCATCAATGTCATCACGTACTTCTTCAGCAGTAGAGCCTAGAGGTATTTCATTTCCGCTTACAGGATCAACTGGTAGTTCAGATGCCATTGCGTTCATTTGATCTTCAAGAGCCATTTATTTCATCCCTCAAGTATTTGAGTTTACGTAGAGCAGCTATCTCACCTTGACAGCGAAACAACTCTTCTGGTGATTTTAATTGTTCCATGTTCTTGTGTACCTGACTGATTTTATTATCAACAGTTTCACAAAAAGAATCCCATAGAGGTTTATCGTTTACTAGTTTTTTTATTATCATGTGTTAGGTCTTTGTACTAATCCACCTTGGTTAAACCGTAGTTTCTGCTTTTTAGGATCTAGCTTTAAATCTTTAATATTAATAGACTTACCTTGTAGAGTTTCAGGTTTTTCTGCTGCTGCTTTTAACCTTCTAGCTAAATCTCCTCTAGGAAAACGTAAGGCCAATGCCTCCTCTTTGAGACTTAATTCAGCACGTTTATAGTTTAAATCTTTTTTGCCTATCTTTATTTGATCGCCTAGTTCATCTTTTAATTGCTTAAGTGCTTTATCAAAAGCGGTAACGTATGTATTGTAGAAACCTGAACCTTTTTTTATAGCACTCTTATATTCTTTTGAGCCTTTAGAGAAGCGTTTTTCTGCAAGCTTTTCAATAGGGGGTAATACAATTTCATCCACATTATTAGCTTTAGCATCCGCAATAATAGATTGCAATAAGACTCTTACAGAATCTGTAAGCTTAGGTAAGGGAGTGTCTTTTTTAGAGGTAACCATTTGGCTCTCGGCTATAACATCTATAGCTCCTGACCTAATGTTTTGAAGTATATTAGCTTTACCTGAAAAATCATATACATTAAGTTTCTTTTCAGCAAGCATCTCAAAATATCTTTCAACAGCATTCAGACGTAACCTCACAGAACCTGTAACATCACTATTAGGAAACTCCTTATCAAATATTTTTTTAAGTTCTAAAGAACCTTCAGCCTTTGTAAGTTTTTTATCTGTCATCAGAGGTATATATTTGTTAAATACAAAATTTTCAAACTCTTCAAAAAAGTCTCCCGCTTGAGAAAATTCTTCTTTAAAGGCTATATCATCTATATCTGATTCAAATTGTTTTCTATATTTTTGTATAGATTCTGCTTTAGCTTTTTCAGGGTTGTCTACCATTTTTTGAATTACATCAGATTGAAGTTCTTCTATTAAAAGGTAATCAGCATCTTCATCGAATCTTATATTAGAAAGTTTTTCTGCATCTTTATACGAGGGCGT